CCGCCTCTGCTAATTGCGTGTTCTTCCTGCCGCCGCAGTATTGACCTTATGATAACCCACAAGGAGGCTTATCTATTCTGTGTCAGTGAGGGCAGCTTCGCCCGGTTCATCTCGTTAATCTTGGCGCTATTGTCGATCTTCTCGCCAAAGGCCTCGATATTGGTCTTGTTGATCTTGGCCCCGGCCTCTTCCGCATCGATCTGGACTTCCATCCGTTTAGTTTGGGCGTTGAAGCTGTCGACCTGGCGTTTCAGAGATTCGTTCTGGCCCTCAACCTGGAGCTTGTCCGTATCGAGCTGGACTTGAGCTTGATCAGCTTTGGCCTTTTCCATCTCGGCCATAGCCAGCATCATTTCAGCGCTGGGCTGTTCTGGCTGCTGTTGGGCTTCGGCCAGCATTTGTTCTTCTTCTGGAGTTTCGGGCTCTTTGAACCCGGTCAAGACAAGTTGCTTGTTGGCGTACTCGCGGATATCGTCAAAATCAACGCCGTCCGTTAATTGTACGAGCTTTAAGATTAACGCTTTTTGAATCGGGTCACCCGGCTGTAACATCGGGATCATCTGGATAACCCGGTCAACCGTCTGCTCTTTGCGACTTGAGTAGGTCGGGGAGATATCGGAAAAAACCTCGAACTCCTTATTATAGATATCGTTCAGGACAACAATCTCTCCGGACTCTTGATCGATAACCGTCTCCATAATCTCTACAGTGGCCCTGGTGCCGTCAGGTTTGGTGATCGAAGCCCGTCGCGGAACATCGTAAACCTCTGACGCCATCGACGCGAAAACCTCTCCATCTCTTCTTTTGGCGTGTTTAGAGTTCTCCTGGTACACCATCGACTGTTGATCGACTTTGTTTTGCAGGGCCAGTACCGCTTTGCCGGACAGATCCACGTCCGCAACATCTTGCGGGACACCCGGGTCGGCCACATCGCTGACAGCTTCGCGGCTGAGTGCAATCGATTGGATCAGCGCCATCGGCACCGACTGTTCGGGCATTTGCGCCACGGGGCCTATCGGGAGATCAGAACCATCCTCGTTGACTCTGTTTTGCAATAAGTAAGGATAATTATTGTCGGCTCCGGTCTCGGAATACATCTGCTCAAACCCAGCAATCTGCTCTTGCAGGAAAATAGGTTTCGTGCGCGGTGACCGGGAAACGATATCAGCCAAGTAAGACATCTGAAAGTTGCGTAACCGTTGCGGGTCTTTAGCTAATCTGGTGACGCCCTCGTAATGCTCTTCACCCTCGACAATCGCCCGCTCGCCATAATCTGGCACAACTGGGATATGTTCACCAGGGATCACTTGAGACGCTAAAATTTCCCTTCCGGAGGCGATATATTTAGTGACTTCCCAGCGCTCAATCTCTTTTTCGGCCTGGATCTCATAACCGGCATCAAGGAGATCATCCATCACGTCTTTAAGATCTGACTCTTTCAACGTGATCTCTTGAGCGACTGGATTAATAAAAACGATCAGCTTGTCTTTGACTTTTTTCCGGTGATAGAAGGAGACAATATAAATCTTCTCGGCTTCACCCTCGATCCACGGGAAAGCATACGACTGCTCGGGCTCCTTGAATGATGGAGCAGTAACCGGATCGGCTTCGCCACCAACTAAATCTTCATGCAATTTTTTATAGCCATCAACTGAATAAGCCGTGAGGACCGCGCAATAAAAAGCGTCTGACTTGTCAAGCAACTTCGAATTTGGATCAAAGAAAACCGTATTGTTGGCCTCAAAGATTGGCCGCCGTTTGATTACCTGGTTGTTATTCTCGGTGCGCATCGATTCGTATTCGGGATAAAGTTCCCAGGCCCCGAGGCCGCAAACTACTTTTTCATTCTGAGCATTTTTGAAAGCCTCTTGCGAGGTGTTTTGATTGGCGCCGGATCGGTAAAGGCCGTCTAGTAACTCGGCGGCATCGTCTCGGCTCTCATCCTTCGGCTCGAAGTCGACTTGCACAGGGTTCGCAGCTAAGTCTGACATGATCGCCCGGCCAGCCTTCCGGATAATATTAAACTCACCTCGGTACGCAAGCTGGGAGTCCTGCAAAAGCTGATCATCCCATTGCGTGATATAATAAAATACCAGATCGTCAGCCGCCCGCTCTCGGGTCACCTGATTAGCATTGTAGGCTTTATCGTGAAGCCGTTTTAATTCTGTCAAATCCAGCATATTGTTACCCTATCATTCCCCGTTAGTTGCCCTGCGCTGGTCAAGCCGCGCATTCAACTCTTTAAACAAAGTGTCCATGTGATCCCGCTGGGCCGCAAATTTTTGATTTACGTTGGCTGTTGTCAGGTTGCAGATAAGTTTATGTTGAGCCTCGGGCATGTGCGATTTCGAATCTTCCCTTAAATCGCTAATATCTTTTTTCATTCCTGCGACGCATGGGCTCATCCCGGCCCCAACTTCTGCCGCCACCATTTTTCTGATCCCCAATATCGCGGCAATGACCCCAACGAAAAAACCACCACCAATTTTAACTACTTCTATTGTCGGATCAGGCACTATTGATCCTTCATCGGCCCATTGGCCTGATTGGTTGCGGCAACACCCGGCTACCCTTGTTTTTAAAATGCGGCACCCGCATTAACATCATCACTGAGTCTGCCAGGTTCGGAGAGTCAATTTTGAACTTAGTTTTCATGACTTCCTTGGTGTAGAGTTCAAACAGGCCGTTGGCGTTGGGCTTGACCGGCATCCGGCATAATTCAGAGCGGAGCTGGGTCAGTTCCGGAATCGCCGAACTAAAAGAAATCATCTGGTCCGGGTCAGTGTAAACGCCATCGACAACCGCTTTATGGGTGCGGTTGACTCGATCTCTGAGCTCCAGGTAATATTGAGCCCGTTTATTTTTAAACGTCTGCTTGTTGGTGCGCTGGTGCTGGAGATATCCATCTACAGGGTTGTAGATGTTGTCCGGAAAATCTACGCCCTCGGAACCCCGGAACATAGATAGCTTAGTATGTTTGCCATCAAACGCCTTAACGACCTGCCGGTTGAGGCTAACACCCATACCGTCACAATCCCAAGTAAAGGCGTCGCTAACAGCATTGATAGCGAGCCCAGTGGCCCAATCACAACCCTCATTGACATCTCCTGTGGTCATTTCCCGAACATCGAGCACAACTGAACCATGCCGGAACGCAAAACCCTTGCTGTCACTGCCGGTATCGCTGGGATCGTGTGAGCTATACCGGATACCAGCCGGGCCAAAACCTAATTTTTCATGAGCATCGACACAGCTATCAAACCACTCGGCCATAATCAGGGCATCATCAACGCCGTCGTTAAATGCGCCTTCCCAGATCCAGTCATATTTTGCGCGGGGTAGATTATCGAAATCCCATTGCCGCTGCAGCTCTAGTTCGGCCGGGAAAAACGGATTGTCCTGGTAATTGATTTTGATTATGAGGTGCATGGCATCTTCATAGAAGCCCTTGCTATTGAGATCGTGCAGGTAGGGGGAGATAAAGCGCTTGCTGAATGGATCAGCGGAGGATTGCGGGTTGGCGGTAAAGAATAGCTGGGAGCCAGCGGCCCGGATGGTTGGCAGGAGATCGTCAATTGAGGCTTGACTCAAATTCTGGGCTTCTTCGACCCATGAATATTTAAAATCCTGGGCTGATTTTACCGCTTCGCTGTTACGGGCGAAACCTTTAAACCTGAAGCCGCCGCCGGTCGTACAATCAATTTTCTTGTCAGTAACTTCAAAGCCGCCGACGCTAAGCTTGCCAATCAGACCCTTGAGGATCTTATGGACTGAGTCATCGATACTGCTCTGGAACTCGCGACCGCAAAGAATATCTGCGGCCTCAGTCTGGGCCTTGAGGAGAAGGAGCCGGGCGATAGTTTCAGATTTTGCGGATCCGCGCCCCCCGACCAGGACGATGATCCGGGCCTTGGTGGTTAAAATGCGCTCTAATTTTTGGGGGATCTCAATAGTCGGCATCAGTCGGCTTTCCTCACTTCGATCACCCACTTATTTTCAATCGGGCCACCGCCCGGCCCGGACAATTCCTGTTGCTGTTTTTCGTGATACCCATGCTTGCCCAGTATAAGTTTAGTGATCAGCGGATTAAACTTTCCAGCCAGC